TAAAATGACCTTTGTCATTCCTTGCCCTTACTTTAGTTGCTTCTTGTAATTTATTTTCCATTTCGGCTTTAGTAATTTTAACAAGCGTACCTTGTTCTACTAACCATTTAATACTTTTTTGTGGAATATCTTTTGCTTCGATAAATTCGCCTTCAGCAAAATATTTATCTTTGACAGTTATTCCATTTATCACTTCATACATTATGTAATTATCTCCACGCTAAATTCTACGCCTAAGTAATCAATACTATTTACAGTATAAACACCATAATTAGACGCTTCAACAACTCTAGCAGAACTTACCACTCCACCTAAAGTTGAATCTCCTTCAATAGCTGATTTTACACTTGTGCTACCACTTCCGTCTAAATAAGAATCAAGAGAATCTTGCGAGAGTTCTGCGTCCACTCTTGAAACATACATATAGATTGGAATGTTGTAAGTGTCCGAGCCACGAGACATTGTTGAATCGTATTCCAAAGAACTCATAACACCAACAACTGCCGTAGGTGGCTCTATTGAATCAGGCACAAAAGAAAATACACTTAAGTCTGAGATAGTTGCTAAACGTGTTTTCAAACCTTCTCTTATGCTAGATAAACTTGCCATAGGTATTACTATAACAAAAAAGCCACCAATGTAGGTGGCTTAATTGATTTGTTAATTTTTATATTATGTATTTACTTTTTGATTTAATATCTTTTATTTTTTTGTCAGCAACTTCTATTTCATATTGTGCATTTAGATAATTGTCAGAATTTTTACTCTCTCCCCTATCTAAAGCAAGTTCCATACAATTTTTAGCTACTCTTTTAACTTTTTCCAAATATTCAACTTCGTTTAATTCATCAGTTGCTATTTGATATTCAGTTCTTCTTGACATTTTGTCTCCTTTTGTTATTTCATTCATAATCAAAGATTAACAGAAATAAAAAACAATGCAAGTATTTATATTAAAAATTATTATAAAAAGCAGATAGCTGACCCTTCGGAGTTGATTGCTGATTGAATGAAACAAAGGGTCAGCTTCTTATCTGCGTATTTAATGATACAAGCTATTAAACTATCTAATCTTAATACATAAAATTATCTGTGCAATATGTACAAATTATTCTATATCTCCAAAAAGTTCATCAAAACATTCAGGGTGTGAGCCTGAGATTATTTGTTCCCAACCTGACTTGTCAAGGTAAGGGAAATATTCTCTTACTTCTTTTCTTGGTAAGTCCCATTGGAACTCGTGCCAATCTTTTCTAATTACTTCGATTGTTCCTTCTTGGCTACAAATAATACATCTTATTGTTGGAACAGTAACAATATCATCATCAACATTCCTATTCATATATTGTGCTTGTGTAAATAGAAGTTTTTGTTCCTGCAAAGTAAGATGACCTGCACAGTTTTTTTCTTTTGGACAATTACAATTAGTAATCATTTTTCTCTCTTTAATAATGCGATTTCTAATTTTCTTTTTTGTAATAATCTCTCAGCAAACTTTATCTGTTCTTTAGTTTCTAAGTGATTAAATATCTGCTCAAGATTTTCAAAGATTGTCATTTCTTTAACTCCATATCTTCTTTGTAGATTTCTTTATCACAATAAAGACAAACAAGTGCAGACCATAACAAGTGTGTAACTTCTAATTCCAAAGTACACTCAGGACAATCAAACTTGAATGTCGTTCTTCTTTGGTAAATCATTACAATCTGTAATCTTTTGGTAGATTAAAATTTTTGATGATTCTTTGTCTAATTTTTTCTTTGTTATCCAACCACCATTTTAATTGTTTATTCATCAGCTCCTTCCTTTGTAAATTGGAAAGTTTCCTGTCGAATTATGAGTCCTACCCTTTTTTTTACTTTTTAGTATTCTTCTTTGTTTTCTATTCATATCAACTCCTTTATCCTTACGGTGTCCAAGTTAGGACACATTATAGATTTTTATACTTCTAATGGTGGTATTAGTTTGTTTTTGTATTTTTCCTGCAAGTCCCAATGGTCTTCACAGTAATCAAAGTGATACCAAACGTGCCAACTAGCACCTGATAATTTACTCTTTATCAATCGCCCTGTTTTTACAACGTGCTTACCACAACCACCTGTGGCTCGTCTGTTGTTGTCTCCACCAAATCTACACCTGTTTACATCTTCAGGTCTAGGAAGGTTTGCACCTGTGTCTCCAATAAATGCCATTTTTATCACTCTCCTTAAGTTTCATTATTTAGCATTAGTTTTAACCATAATTTACGATTTAGACTTTGTCAATCTTCTATTATAGAAATCTTTGATTTGACAAATATATCATCTTCGATTATAATAAATGTATGATTGAAAATATAAAAGGAGTTGAGATGAATCAATTTGCATATTCAGTTATAAAAAAATATATCCCTTCATTTGAAACGGAGATATTTTATCAAGACACAATAGAGCTTGATACTTCTAGGTATGCCAATCCAAGAGAAGCGTTTTGGTTTTGGTGTTCCAAAGAAGCAAAGCTCTATAACAAAAAAAGAACAACACAAGAGAAAAAAGATTTTTACTTTTATGTTGTTGAAGTACTAAATATAAAGGGAGAAGAAGAATGAGTGAATTTGTAGAAATAGATAGAAGTGACATAGCAAAAAATGAATTGCTAAAGAACGGCACTGAAACATCAGTAAGAGATAATACCCATTTTATTCTAGGAGATAAACTAGAAACAATTTGGTGGAAGCAAATTAATCACGAACAACTATCCACAGGAGAAGTTGACAGTGGTTATCAAATTGATTTTGCTGACGGAACACAATTAAAGTTATCAACTTTACAACTGTTCAGCATTATTAATGATTATGAACTTACAAATATTGAAACAAAACTTTGGACATTACACGAGATTAATAAAGATACTTGGAAGGGAACTATACGAGACCAAGTAGTGTATAAAAATCTTAATGATTCTAAAGTCTATGCAAAGGCAGAAGAAGAATGAAACTATTTATTAAGTTAGTGTTGATTGCTTTGTACCACAATAAATATATTGATTGGAATAAAGTAAATCAAGAACTTGGTTTCGCTTTGGCAGGAACAAGAATAATGTTCCACCCTGAAGAAAAACCATTTAATAAAATGCTAAACAAAAAAGAATTAGATTCTTTATTACAAGATTAGCTCACACTAAATCGGAACTCGGAAGCCCACCGTTCATTCGGTGGGTTTCTTTTCTTCAAACTCAATCCAAATTCTATTTGATTCTATTACTTTTTTCTTTTCTCGATATTTTTTTATGCTCATTTGTTTTGTCCACCAAATCTCATCAAGAATCTTAATTGCTTCTTCTTCCGTATCTGCTTCTATTAGATATTCGGTTGTTGTCGTATCTTTGAATCTGAATTGCATATCGTTTAAAAATTTTTTTTGCTTACCGTCAGATAGAAGGATTGATTACTTCGTCAGGTCTTGGCTCTCGGTAGATAACATTACAACGACAGTTCACAGTTTCTTTGGCAGATAGATTAGGAGCTTTAGGATATAAAGCTCGTTCTCCACCAACAATAAAGTTATCGTTCTGTCCAACGACTTGTCCGTCAGCACTAATGTGAGTGTCTCTCGAGTTGTTGAATTGTGTCTGCCATTCTTTTACAGTAATGAGACCTGAACTCTCGACTGCGTCATACTGACCGAACTGAGCCAAAGCTCCACCTTCAGTTCTAGCAATAGTCGAAGCTCTACCCATTAACTTCTTCGGTAAAGTATTCTCTACTTGTCCTGTGATGTATTCATACATTGCGTCTCCACTAAGTCCAAGCTCGGTAGCTTCGTCAATACTTCTACGGATTGTTCTGTTCAAATTTGCTTTTGTAGTTTTAGCCAAGTCAGGCATAACGGAATCTAATCTATCATTTACAAACGCAACGGCTTTTCGATTGTATCTTGTTCTAGGTACAGGAGAAGTAGAACTAGGAATCACATCTCCACCCTGCAACCGTATCGGATAGAAACCTTCGTTGATTACCTGACTTCTTGTTTTCCGTCTGTTCTTATAAGTATATAAATCCGTATCTTCTAATTCAGAATATCCTTTAAGTGATTCAGGTAAGAGAATACCAAATTGAAACAAGTTAAAGTCATAGACCTGAGACAAGTAAATATCATACAAGTCAAGTTTCCATTCAAGAGTAGTCTCATCTATTATGTTATTCAAAATCGGAGATTCTCCATTCAAAACAAAATTTTTGTATGCAGGGTTGTCTTTTCCACGCACCATACTTTTCGTGATTTTTTTTAATTGACTACGCAACAGACCGACATAGTAATCTGTGTACCACAGTTCCCAATTCCGTAGCATAGCGTCATAGTTCCGATAGACTCCTTGCTTTACTTCCGTAGATGTAAGACGACTTGTTCTGTATTCTCTGTCTGCTTGTTCCCTTAGCTTATGTCTCCGTACCAACTCTGACGCTGACTTCTCTACTTCGTCTCTCTTGTTCATAGCTCGTACTAGCTTGTTACTCCACCTTTGTCCTGCGTTGCCACCCCATAGCTTCCAAGCAATAACTCCATTAGTAGCTCTGTCAGTTCTTCCTGCGAGATAATCTCTAGCGTCATCTGTCTGTAAATCTACTTCGTGTCTAGGGAAGTATCTAGCTATCTGTCGTACCTTCTCAGGCGAAGCAGTTGTATTGGCAACGAGATACCTTGCAGTACCAAGACCGACACTCGTACCACCACGACCAAACTCTCTGCGTAGTCGTAGTCCTTGCTCGGCTTGTGCCTGAACTCCTTTAGGTATCGAGAAATCCAAGTCATCATATTTTCCTTTTTTATGGTTTCCACTTATGCCTGTGTCTATATTTCGACCAACAACAAACTCTTCTATATCTATCTCTGTATTGAAAACAAACTGTCTCATATCCGAAACACTATCGTCAAAGATATAACTATCTATCTGTTCTTCTGTATGTTCTTCTCCGTATATATCAGTAAGTAAGTCATTGTTATCTATTGCGAGGTTTTTCTTAGAACTTAGGGGGTGGTTACTAGGCAAAAGGTCTGTATCGTAAGGAGTTCTTTTAAACTTCCCTGTTCGCAAAGCATATAGTAATCCATTCACTCTTGCTAAAGCCCATTGGTCTGCTGACCTAACATTACCCCTTACACTTGCAGGATTGTTTCTATAAGCTCCTACTCCACGTCTAAAACACGCTTTT